CTTATATTAGAAAAAATGGAAAAAGATGAAACAATTGAATTAGTTTCATTGGCTCATTTTAGAGGTAGAACATTTGAAAATAGTGTTGTAATAGTTGATGAATTTCAAAATTTAACTCGCTCACAATTTAGAATGGCATTAGGTAGATTAGGAAAAGGATCAACCATGATATTTTGTGGAGACAATCAACAAATTGACTTAAAAGACAAAAATTATTCTGCAATACATGATGTATCTAAAATATCCCCCTCCCAATATGTTTATAAGAGAGTATTAGAAGACAATCATCGCCACGTAGCAATAGACGAAGTATTCGAGTTACTAAACGGAATGTAAATTTTCCAAAATCTCTTCATATTTATAATGGAATAACCTAATTCAATTAAAAATGGCAAACATTCCTATATGGCCCGGCTCATCATCATTTGATGCTTCATTAACTCCCTTTTCATTTTATGATACGGATAATGACTTTACTTCATCAGCAATACAAACAGCAGATTGGTGTGCTAAACGTTTAGGATACCCATTAGTAGACGTTGAATTACAAGCAGTTAATTTTTTTACCTGTTTTGAAGAAGCAACTAATGAATATGGTGCTCAATTATATAATTTTCAAATAATAAATAACTTTCAGTCTTTAGAAGGTAACTCAACGGGATCTAATTTTAACAACCAACTAATTACCCCTAACATGGGGGGTACAATTAATGTATCTGAACAATATGGTAGTGAAGTAGATGGTGGGGGTGGAGATTATGAAATACAAAAAGGAACTATCACTGTACTTAGAGGAGTACAAAAATACGATATATTATCACATGCTAGTTCTTCACTTAGTGGCTCAGAAGCTATCTATATAAAGAAAATAATGCATTACCAACCAGCAGCAATCAATAGATATTTTGATCCTTATGCAGGTACAGGAACAGGAATTCAATCATTAATGCAGTCATTTGGTTTTGGTAATTACTCACCTGGTGTAAACTTTATGTTAATGCCCCTAAGTTTTGATTTACAAAAACTACAAGCAATCGAGTTAAATGATACAATTAGAAAATCAGGATATCATTTTAATGTAGAAAATAATAGATATTTAAAATTATTTCCCATCCCTAATAGAGATTATATATTACATTTTGAATATGTAGTACAATCAGTAGCAAATAATCCAGTAAAAAATACATCTCCTAACTTAATAACAGACATATCAAATGTACCTTACACTAACCCAACATATTCTTATATAAACGAACCAGGAAGACAATGGATTAGAAGATACGCTTTAGCATTAGCTAAAGAAATGTTAGGAAGTATAAGAGGTAAATATGGCACAATACCAATTCCTGGATCTGACACAACATTAGACCATACAAGATTATTAGCTGAAGCTAAAGAAGAAAAGACAACACTAATAACTGAATTAAAAGAATTATTAGAAGAAACTACAAGATTAAAACAACTTGAAAGAAAAAATCAAGAAGCACAACAAACACAGGAAACATATTATAAAATACCATACCACATTTATATAGGATAATGATAAAGTTAACAAACATATTAAACGAAGTATTAAATACTTACCAAGTAGAAGTAAGAATTATATCTGATAGAAAAGTTCCTATTACTAGTATATTAGATCAAATTAGAGGTTTAGAAAAAGTAACAATTGTAAATAATATTACCCCTGATGGTACTCAGAAGAAAAAAGACACTGAATATACCAGAGTAAAATTTAAATTTGTTTCAAGAACTGATCCTAAACAAGATTTAATAAAGTTTAAAGAAGACATGATAACATCTGATATGTCTAAAGACGATTTAAGAATACCTGGTGTAAAATCAGTAGTATTTCAACCAGAAACTTTAAAAAGATTATAATGGCGTTATTTGGAGGATCACGAGACATATCGTTATTTCATAAACTAAATAAAGAACTTCTTAATGATATCATCCAAACAGAAGTTGGATATTACAAGTTTGCTCTTGAACGCACAACAGCTAATGTTTATGGTGAGTCTATGGGTAAAATGTTTTATGAACCCGTAAGAATCGCGTGTTTAATCGATAGAAAAGATCAGGCTTGGTCGTCCAATGACTTCGGGTCTGATGTTGATCAAACCGTTGGTTATCAGTTTTTAAAAGAAGAATTAAAAAACTTAAATTTAATACCTGAAGTGGGGGACTTATTACTTTTTAGAAATAACTTTTACGAAGTAGATTCAAAAATAGAAAACCAATTATTTATGGGTAGGGATCCAGATTATGCTATATCAACAGGAACAGTAGATTTTGGAGGCAGTTTTTCAATAATTTTAAACACTCACCTATCTTTAGTAGAAAAATTAAATTTAATACCTTTAAGAGGGGGAAAATATCCTTCAACTAATAAAGTAACAGACGGAACAGTTAACCCACTATAATGGCAGACTTTAATAGACCTTTACCACAAAGAAAAAACGATAAATTAAGAAATAATTTATTGTCTCCTAATGTTGAAAAACCCTCATCAGTTGATCCTTCTAAATCTAGATTTCCTGTAGAAGATATAGTACCTGATAATACCCAACCACAAAAAAGTACAACTTCACAAAAACCAGCTAATAGAGGAAATATAATAAGAAGAGATGATGATAATATAAAAGATGTTTCAATAGGTTTACAAGACCACGATTCAGCTATAAATTTTTATTTTAATAATGTTATAAAACCATCAGTAATTAATAATGGAGACAGAGTAAGTGTTCCTTTAATTTATGGTAATCCTGAAAGATGGAAGGGAGTCCAACGAGACGGATATTTTAGAGATAAAGAAGGAAAAATTCAAGCACCTATCATAATGTTTAAAAGAGACAGTGTTGAAAAAAGAAGAGATTTAGGTAATAAAATGGACGCTAATAATCCTCATCTTTATCAAACATTTGAAGTAAAATATAATAAAAGAAACCAATATGATAATTTTTCATTACTACAAAACAGAGCACCACAAAGGGAATTCCACAATGTAATCATTCCTGATTATGTTAAATTAAAATATTCCTTTATTATATGGACAGATTATGTTGCTCAAAATAATAAAATAGTAGAAGCTATAAATTATGCTTCTGATGCTTATTGGGGGGATCCTGAAAGATTTAAATTTATGGCAAGAATAGATACTTTTGCAAATAATGTAGAAGTATCACAAGGAACTAATAGAATGGTTAAGACAACCTTTGGTTTAGATTTACAAGGATATATTATACCAGATGCTATGAGTGCAAAATTAGCATCTCAACCTAAAAAACACTTTAGTAAATCAACAGTTAAGTTTAATGTAGAAACAGTAAGTACATTTGACAAACCAAAAACAAGAGAGGAAATAAGAGAATCAGTAGGAGTACAAAACATTCAACAAGAAACAACAGGAATTGGGTACCAAACAATAGGAGAAAATAACACAATAACATAATGGCAAAACAAAATAAAAACACTTTAAAAGGATATTTTGAAACAGGTGATATACCTAACCAATCACAATATCAAGAATTAATAGATTCAAATTTAAACTTACAAGAAACAGGAACTCAAATACTTGTAGGTACATTAAGTTCTTCTTTTTTAGAAGTAGAAAGCGACATAACAGCCTCAGGTAATATAAGTGCAAGTGGAACAATTATAGGCAATAAAATTGAAACAGGGACATTATTTAGTAGTGCCGGAGATGCAAATACAGGATTACAATTTGGTTCAGATACAGTATTTATTGAGGGTAATGATGTAAACTTAGCTAAGTTTAATGCTACTAGAATTGAGTTAAATTCACCCATAACAGCCTCAGGTAATATAAGTGCAAGTGGTGATATAATAGCAAATAGTCTTAATATTTCAAACTTAATAACACAAAATATAACAGCCTCAGGTGATATAAGCGCAAATGCTGTACGTGCAGGTGGATTATCAGTAACAGGAGATATAATAGCAACAGACATTATTGTATTAGATGATATTATATTAGCCGATAATAGTAGAATAGTATCTTCAAATCAACCAGATACTTTTATTCTTTTAAATAACGATGATTATTGGAGAATTAATGCTAATAATATTAACGTAGCTCAATCTACATCCGTAGGTGTAATATTTAATGAAGATAGTGCAGCTTCATGTGATTTTAGAGTAGAAAGTAATAATGATACTCATACATTTTTCATAGATTCATCAACAGATAAAGTAGGTATTGGAACACCTACACCAACAGAAAAATTAACAGTACAGGGTAATATAAGTGGAAGTGGTAATCTTAAAATAGATGGTTCACAAGTAGACTTTACAAATTTACCAACATCAGACCCAGGAGTAACTGGAAGATTATATAATGATTCTGGTACTGTAAAAATATCAGGATAATAGATGGGCACACCAATAAAATGGGAAAACGCTAATTTTAGTTTTAATAGTAATTCTTTTACTTGGGATGAAGTAGAATTAGTTAGAGAAGCTTTAGGTGGGGGAGGGGTTATGGCAGAAGATATGCCATGGACCCAGTTTGATACTGATAAGAAAAAACGTCTTATAAAACTTATTTGTAAAGTTCAAGGCAAAACTATTAAAGAAGAAAAAGAAATCCAAAACTATAAAATAAAAGTATCAGACATTAAAATATTAGCTGAAAAAATATTAGGTATTAAAATACTAACAGAAAATGTCAAGTTTTAATAATTATTTTATATTTATAACAAAACAACTTTATGTATAAATTATTTACTGACAAGTCTGAACTCTTTGAGTGTGACATAAAATTAGAGGGTGCCAGTTTAAGTAAATCAAAAGCACGTTTAGTAGTTGAAACTTCTGACTACTCTTTACTTTTTAACGGATCTATTAGTTCTGGAGGAAAATGTGAAATCCCAATTAGAAAATTAAAAGGCTTAATAGATGAAAATACCTCAGGTAATATTCGTTTAGAAGTTATCGCTGAAGACACTTATTTTACACCGTGGGAAAGTGATTTTGAAGTAGATGCAAGTAAAAAAGTAACTGTTGAAGTTAAATCACAAACAACTAAAAAACCTATTGTAGAAGCTAAAGTAAGAGTTAAAGTTAAAAATGAAAAACCAACAATTACTGAAAAAGATCACGTTATAAACTTATTTAAACTTTTAATAAAAGAAGATATAAACGTAGATAATATTTCATATAAACGCAATGAACTAAACAACATAGTAGCAACGTATCTTAAAGAAAATAATGTAAAAAACACAGGTAAAGTAATAAAAGGTGTACTAAAAGTTCTTGAAAAAAAGAAATAAAAATGGTTATAAATGGCGCTAAACGACTTAACAGGACAAAACATACAGGACACTTACAAAAAGTTAGTCCAAACAGACGGGACTAACCTATCAGACGGAACAGGTAGTCTTCTTCCTATATCTTTTAATGGTAATAAAATCATTACAACAAATGGTTTAGAAGTTAGTGGTGTTTTTAAAATACCTGGCTTTAATAATGTGTCTTCATCGCTGGCAGCAGCTGTAGCGGGAGGTGATAATTTAGGAAACCACACAGCAACTCAAGCTATAAATTTAGATAGTAACGCTATATTTGGAATAACCGATATAACAGCTACAGGTAATATAATAACAAATGGTAATATAAGTGCAAGTGGTAATATAATAGGACTTAATATAATAGGAAGCATAGATGGGGGAAATTTTTAGATACGTATAATATATGGCTAGTATAATTCAATTAAAAACAGGAACAGGATCAGCGGCTCCTTCTTCTTTAGCACAAGGAGAGATAGCTATTAATATAGACAATGGTCTATTTTACTTTGGTTCGGGTTCAGGTGAAGCTGTAAAAAGTTTAGACACTTTTACAAACATCACTGCATCCAATAATATAAGTGCAAGTGGGCAAATAATAGGATCTACAGGATCATTTGCTCAAACAATTATCACATTAAAATCAGGGGCTGAAGATTCACCTTTTATAATAAAAATAGCAAACAGTAACGGACAGGACAATAAATTAGAAATGACAAAAGATGGTGTTTTAAAGTTTGGAGCTTTAGATACATTACCAACAGCAATAACTGGAGGTTTAGTATACTATGATTCAACTTTCTACATGGGTCTTTAATCTTTACATATGTATAATAAACAGTAACAACAAAAAAAACAATTAAATGGCAACATGGCAAAAAGTTATAACCTCAGGTTCAGTAGCAGTACTTGCTGAGGTAACAGCATCAGCAGGATTTTCTGGGGATGGATCAGGTTTAACAGGAATATCAGCAGACTCACTAGCAAATAGTTTAGTAGATGGTAATGGTATAGCAGATTTTACTTTTAATGGCTCAGCAGGCGCAACAGTAGCTTTAGATTTAAATGGATCTACATTAAACCTTGCATCATCAGGAGTAAAAGTAGCTGATGGGGGAATTACAGCAACTCAAATAGCAACATCAGTAGCAGGTGCAGGTTTAGCAGGTGGTGGTGGTACAGTATTAAGTGTAGGTGTTGATGATTCAACTGTTGAAATCAATTCAGACGCAGTAAGAGTTAAAGACGCTGGTATTACAATGGCTAAATTAGCTAATATAGCTACAGATACTTTCATAGGTAGAACTGCTTCAAGTGCGGGAGTGCCAAAAGCTTTATCAAAATCAGAAGCTTTAGCAATACTTAATGTTGAAGATGGATCAACTGCGGATCAAGATTTATCAGGATTAGCATTAAAAACCCAAATATCAGGCGCATTTACAGCAGGAGAAGGTATCGACATTAGTTCAGGTGCAATAGCAGGAGAAGATGCATCAACATCTAATAAAGGTATTGCTAAATTTAATACAGCTAACTTCGCAGTATCAAGTGGTGATGTAACTATTAAAAATGGTGGTATTGCTATGGCTGAGCTAGCCAATATAGCTACAGATACTTTTATAGGTAGAACTGCTTCAAATGCTGGAGTGCCTAAAGCTTTATCAAAATCAGAAGCTTTAGCAATACTTAATGTTGAAGATGGAGCAGCCGCAGATCAAGATTTATCAGGATTAGCAGTAAAAACCCAAATATCAGGCGCATTTACAGCAGGAGAAGGTATCGACATTAGTTCAGGTGCAATAGCAGGAGAAAACGCATCAACATCCAATAAAGGTATTGCTTCATTCGACACAAATCACTTTGTAGTATCAAGTGGTGCTGTTACAATTAAAGCAGCATCTATTGCAACAGGAGACATTGCAAATGACGCAGTTACAGGTGACAAATTAGCAGATGATATTGTAATTGCTGGTAATTTAACCGTTAATGGTGATACAACAACACTTTCAACTACTAACTTATCAATTGAAGATAAATTTATTACAATTGCCTCCGGATCTACATCAGCAACAGATGGTGGTTTAGTAGTAAGTAAACAAGCAAATGGTGCCGGATTTGGATTTGGATATGACACAGCTACAGATAGGTGGGTATTAGATAATGATTTAACAGTAGCAGCAACAGGTATAGTAGCAGATGCTTATGTAGGTACTGTTGAAGTAAGTACAAGTGCTCCATCAGCAGTTCCTACTTATGGAGGAGCTAATAATGGATTTGGTACTATGCACGTTAAAACAAACACAGGCGACATCTTTATTTATGCATAGTGTGTAAATTAAAAAAATTAATAAAAAAGGTTATGTTCCACAGTAAATTAAACAAAATAAACAAACAAAAGGAATTAATAGACATTCCAGAAGGTCAAATATCGCTATCATTGTCGAAAGACGAGATAGCGATTTTACTTCAATCAATAAAAAATTCAAACTTCAGTGGCTCTGTGCTAGAAGATTTATATAATCTTGTATATAAACTACAAACTAATTATAATAAATTAAAATAAACAAGTTATGTACACACCAGAAGAATTTACAGTTATACGTCAAGGTCTTGACTTAGTAACAATTACAGGAAAAAACGCTAAAAATTTAGCTATATTACAAGAAAAAGTAGAAAATGATATTCAAAAATCAACTACTAAAAGAGAAAAAGAATTAGAAAAAATTAAGAAATAATACTTTTTATATATTTATAATAAATTATTGGCCCATCACTGGGAAGTGGACTCGTAATGAGTAGCCAACCATAATAAAATAAAACTATGCCAAATTGGAAAAAAGTTATAATCAGCGGATCCAACGCTGTACTTAACCAAGTAACAGCCTCTGTATCTATGGATTCTCCTACAGGCTCGTTTGATGTATTAGTGGGAGATGTATCAAAACCAACAAGTTTAGAAGTAAATGGATCTATAACAGCATCAGGGGGAATTATATCAGACAACATAGAAACATTTTGGACGTCATTTAACTGTGATGGGGATGGTAGTTTTGGAAGTAGTGTGTATGGGCCTAACACACAAGGTATAAATTATTATCATTGGAATAAAAATTGGACATCAACAACATCAGACAGTGGTAACCCAACAGGAGACCATGTCCATAGAACAGAAATAAATTCAGGCTGGTATGTACCTTATAAAGTAAAAATTGTAGAATTTTGTGGGGGACTTACCGACGGAGGTGCATCCTCAACTACTGACTGTGAAGTAGGTCTATGGAATACTGCAGCGTCACTTGCATCATCTAATTATGATTCAAACACAGGAACAACAAAAGAATTTATAGTTTCGGGTTCTGTAACATTAAATGGAAATAGATGGAAACATTACTCACAAACATGTGATGTTACTTTAGAAGAAGGACAATATGTTTTACCTAGAGTAAGAATGGGGGCAAATTTACCAAACTTAAGAGGACAATTTACAATAAAATTTAAAAGAGTACAATAATGGCAGTTAGAAAATCAAATGATCTAGGAAGTGAGTCAGATAGTAGATACGACAATGTAAAAACAGCTGCAGCTCGCGCAAAAATATCTGTAAGATTTGATGATACAACACACAATGAACAAGTATCAGACGAAGCTCTTCAGTTTTTAAATAAAAAGGTAGACGAAGTAATTGATGTATTAAATACAAATACTGGAAAAACAGGTATATCATCAGCACAAGCTTCAGCAATATCATTAAATACAGCTAAAAATACAAATACAGATCAAGACTTATCTGGATTAGCTTTAAAAACGGCTATAACAGGGTCATTTACTGCCGCAAGCTCTTCATTTTCATCAAGAGTGACTTTAAATGATGCAAAGGTTACAAATGCAGACCAATCCAAATCCGATATAAATGCTTTAGACATCACAGAAGTTGGAACTATTAGCTCTGGTGTTTGGCAAGGTACTACAATAAAAACTACATACATTGCAGATGCTAATATTAGCATGGCTAAGCTAGCTAATATAGCTACAGATACTTTCATAGGTAGAACTGCTTCAAATGCTGGGGTGCCAAAAGCTTTATCAAAAACAGAAGCTTTAGCAATACTTAATGTAGAGAATGGTGCAACTGCAGATCAATCTAACACAGAAATACTAACAGCTATAGAAGATGGAGTTGACAGTGTACATTATAAGGATGGTAGTATTGATACTGACCATATAGGAGATAATCAAGTAACAGATGATAAGCTTGCTGATTCAATAAATACTGCTATATCTAATAACTCAGCAAAGATAGGAACTACATCTACTGAAAGAACAAGAATAGCTGCAAACCATGCAAAAGTCTCTATGGTAATAGGCACAGGATCATCACAAGCTAAAGCAGGTAACACAACAACAATATCAAGTGGTCAGGCAAGCGCTATATCAGCTAATACATCTAAGGTTGGTTTTGTAACCACAATGCCAACAGCTACTGAATCTGTTACATGTACACTTACTGTAACTAAAAATAGAGGTGTACCTAATGCATTAGTGTTTACCGTAATTGATAGTTCAGGTAGAACACCAGTTACAGTTACAGGAACAGTAGCTTTAGAACAATAAAAGTATAATTTGTCATAATGGGCTATATTAATAAAGTTTTAAAGTTCTCAGAAAATACAATATACTATACAGACACATCTTTTGGAGGAGACTTTGAAGTTATGATGGATTGGGAAGATCCTTTAATGTCAGCTTCGGCAGCTTACGTATGTGAAAATAGAGGAGACATTTTAGAAATAGGATTTGGGATGGGGATATCAGCGGGTTATATGCATTCACATTCAATTTCAACGCACACTATAATAGAAAATCATCCCAACATAATACCCAAGGCTCAGGCATGGGCTTCTAACAAATCTAATGTAACTATAATAACAGGTAGTTGGTATAATGTTAAAGATTCTTTGTCAACATACGACGGTATATTTTATGATACTTTTGGAGATCAAAACATGAAAAATTTTAGTTCATCTTTAAGTGCTTTAACAAAACCAAACACTAAAGTAACTTGGTGGAATAATAATACTGATAAAACTAATTATTATAATATATCTAATGTAGTTTATCAAGCTATAAATGTTGACCCACCAACAAACAGTTATTTTAATAATACAACTTATTATTTACCCAAAAAACAATTTTAAATGGCAACTCAAGAATTAAATAATGGATATTTTATACAGGGGGACGTAGGTACTAATGCCCAAGATGCTCACGATCAAGCATCAGGATCACCTAATCAGACAGGAGGAGGACAACCAGCAGCAATGCAATATTTTCAATCTTCCGGTAGAGGAGGTGGAACTTTTAGATACACAAGAACTTTTCTTAATTTTGACACTTCAGAAATTAGTACTTTATCACCAGCAGGAGTAGTAAAATTAAACGTTAGGGGAAACACAAATTCAGACACTCAGGTTTATGCTGTAAAAAGTACACATTCAACTCCTATACTTGCCAGTGGTGATGATTTTAATAATATAGATGTAGACCAACAATATAGTGGAGAGACAGATTGGAGTACAGGTACAAATGGTATAATTTTAAATTCTTTTGCTATATCTGACATTAATAATTTTAATAGTTTTAATGTAGCTTTATTATTAAAAGATGATTTATTAAACACAGAAACACCACTTCAAGAAGACGGTGATTTATCTTGTGGAGTAAATTTTAATAATATAGAAATAGAATATGTTTTACCTGTTTTTTCACTACCTTATATAAAATTAACATCAGGAAAAGTAAAAATTACTTCGGGTAAAATAAAAATATAGTTTTTTACACCTAACGTTTAGGTTTTATATTTATTACAAAATATGAATTAATGAAAGATCTCTAAAAAGATCCAGGATAACTCTAAAGAAATACATCGTAAATAAATTCCGCAAGGGATACACTATAGATTAATCCCCCTCATAATATGAAAACAGAAAAACAAAAATATAATGGCTAAAGAGGGAGGAAAGTTACTAATTAAATATAGGGATCCTGTAGCGGCTTCTTTTTCTTCAAAAGACATAGTACTTAATGTTCAAACGGGTACTTTATTTTATAAAAGAAATAGAAGATTATTTGCATTAAGAGGTACCCCCGACAATTTTGACTTAGTTGTATTTCCTGGTCAATCAACAGACCAACAAATTTTAATAAATGATTCTTCTCAAACTGATGGTAGTCCCATTATGGAGGGCACAGATCAGTTTAGATTTAAATTAGCTTCAGCTACTTGTGGGTGTGCTAATTATTTTCAAATAGGAGCAGAAACATTAACTCATTTTTCAGGATCTGTAAGGGTGGGAGAACATCTTCCCTCTACTTGTAATATTTTAGATGATGAAGTAAATCCTGCATTAAAGATATATGGTAATGTAAGTGCAATAGCTAATGTATTAGGGGGTATGCCAGGGCATATAACTGCAAGTGGAAATATATGGTCTCAAGATAATGTAATAGCAAGTAACGATTTATATGGGACTAATGCATATATAAATGATTCTTTAATTCATAGAGGTAATACTGATACAAAATTAACTTTTGGCACTGATATTATAGAATTAAGAACAGATGGTAATATCATAGCAACAATAAATTCATCTTCTCTTACAGTAAATGGTTCAAATGATCTTTTTATACCAGGAACTGATGTTCTAACAGGAAATTTAACGGCAAGTGGTACTAGTATATTAGTAATAGACAACTCTACAGGACAAGTACATAAAACAGGTAGTTATGAAGGAACTACATTTAAATCAACGGGACAAAGAAGTGGTAATTCAGGAATAACGGGATCCCTAACATTAACATCACATTTAACTGCTTCAGCTAATATAAGTGCAAGTGGTCATTTATTTTTAAGTGCTTCTCTTAATAGCAGTAATCTTAAAACATTAATGTATGATGTAAATACTGGTAAAGTATTTCACACAGGAAGTTATGTGGGTGGTACTGGTGGTGCAAATCCTTTTCCTGTTCAAGCATTAGATGAAGGAAATTCATTAACAACAGCAGCAACTAGTTTTAATTTTGTAGGTAATGCAGTAACTGCCTCAGCATCAAGTAACGCTGTAACTGTAAATATAAATGCAGTAACTAAAAGTGTATGGTATGATGCTCAACCTACTTACATATCATCCTCAGCAACTAGAACAAATGTAGATGGTGTTCTAAATGTAGGTAAATTTTATGGGGGAACAGGAAATCATGATGTTAATATCTCTGCCTCAGCAGATAGTACAGGAGATGTAACAGACTTAGGTTTCTTGGGAGTTTATAATGCTCACACATCAATAGGAATAAAACAAGGAGGAGGTAACATTTTTGGTCTTAGAGATCATTATCACACAGGTAGTGAAAGTGCCCCCCTTGCAATATTAGTTGGTAGTGATAATAAACCATTCCAACCTAAAGCACCTGGTGCTATCCTTATAATGTCTCAATCAAATGAATTACCTTCTTATAAGGGGGCTCAAGGTGTAAAAATACCTAATGTATCTATTGGATTAGTAGGAACAGGTTCTTTAGGAAAATTTCACGTAATAACAGATGCACATGATGCAACTGGATCTCTTCTAAATGATGATGGTAAATTATATAATGGTATAATAGTAGGACCTGAATTTAACACTGGAAGTAATGCAAATATGAAAACAGGATCTGGTGTTTTTATTGGAATGGAAGCATCACTTAACATTAAACCTAGAATATTAGGTAAAACAGAAGTTGGTAGTGATTGGTTTCAAAATACAGCTTTAACACTTCATGGAGAACAAGACAGATCTGTCAATTACTCGGCTATAGCAGCAAGATCAGCTTTCATGGAATTTAAAGCAACAGATAATGCAGAAAAAGGATACAGTGCTTCTGTTTTTACTCCCGCAGGAAGTAGAGTCACTGCAGGGGGTATAGAAAATACAGGATCTATAAATGAATTATTTGGATCAGGACAACAATGGATAAACGGAAGAGATCCTTCAGCACAAAATTCAGATCTTATTTATCAGTTTTATAATGATAAAATGCCTTTACTTAGTATTGAGGCACAGGGTAGAGTAGGAATAGGAAATTTTGGTTTAAACACAAACCCAAAAGCTTTATTACATTTAAAAGCAAAATCAAGCAGTAATGCAGACATACTTTTACAAACGGGTCATGAAACAGGTTCAGGTCTTCCTGGAATAAAATTAGGAGTAGGTCCTAATGTATCAAATGCGGGTAGTGGATTTGGACTTTTTTCAAGTGTAAATCCTTTTGGTATATTAAGGTTATTTACTAGAAAAAATTTCCATAATTCTGCTTCCAATAAACTTTACTTTAACCAAGCCCCCGATGCTGTTTATTTAGAAGCTCAAGGAGTAGAAGAAGGACTACAAGACCAACCATATCCTTTTAATATTAAGGGAGCAGCTAAAAATGAATCAGAAGGTAATAATATACAATTAGTAATAGGGGGTGATGGTAGACCTTTTTCTACATCTTCAATATCTACAAGCACACTTACAGGAAATAATGGTACTTCTGCCCTAACTATAGAAGGGGTGTCAGATTTTAGACGTCAGGGTGAAATAGGAATAGGAATAATAACTCCTAGTTCTTCTTTACATGTTACTCGATCTGTTCAAGCTAATAATTTTAGAACTACTAACCCTGTTGACATTTTAATTGATGATTCTAATCATTCTATAGAAATGATTACTGCTTCTAACCAAGTTGTAGGTACAAACACAACATTTATAAATGATTTTAAAGTAGGAGATGCTATAAAAATAGAAGGTAGAGGCACTATAATGTCACTAGCGGGAGGATATACAGCCTCAAATGGTTCTGGAACGGCTTCAATTTCTTCTTCTGCATATAACGCCGTTAATGAACTTTTAATAGGAGATACTATATTAATATCTAGTTCTTTTCATACAGTAGAAGGTTTTCAAACTGATGGTGGTAATGGTGCAGTATTATTTACACCAGATTATAATTTATCTACAACTCAATCTCTTAACTTAATACACAGAACAAATCCTAATTTTTATCAAATAACCACAGTTGAGAACATTCATAGTAATACTTCTATGTCTATTAAAGATAATTGGGAAGGTAATTCATATGATGGATCTATTGGGTATAAAGAAGATATATTATTCCAAGTAAAAACAGCAGATTATAACCCTAGATTTACAGTTAATGCACATGGTGACATAACAGGAAGTGGAACAGCATCTTTTGGTTTTTTAGATATAAATGTAGGAAATAGTGCTATACAAACATTTAAAGACGATGGTGTAAGAGTAGGAGATTCATCTATTGATGGTGATTTAACAGTAACAGGAACTCTTACTGCTCAAGAATTTCACACTGAATTTGTTTCTTCTTCAATAATTTTTGATAGTGGTTCTACCCAATTTGGAAATTCATCAGACGATACACATACTTTCTCAGGTAGTATAAATGTAAAAGACGAAGGACATATTACTGCTTCTGGTAATATAAGTTCAAGTGCTACTTTAATAGCAAATGAAGCTAATATAACAGGTCATATAACATCCTCAGGAAACTCCCC